AGTTAAATCAAAGCGTGCCGGCCCGCTTGACCGGATACCACCCACCCACACAAGGAGTCGAAAAATGACCATAAAAATATTGATCGAAACGCTCAGCGGCGAACCGTGCAAATTATCTACCGCAGAACCCGCCCACATTCCCCGCCTGGGCGAATAACCCCCGCCCCCCCCTTGCAACAAAAACGGTCATAATTTTCTAATTATGACCGTTTTTGTCATAAAATTTTCTTAATTCGTAATCGGCAGCGCTTCCGGCACCAGGTTGCTGGTCTCCTTTTCCAGAACAAGAGCCCAAGGTCAAGTGCCAGAGCAAACGGGACGCGCACACCCCGCGCAAGGGCATTTAAGACAGTTCACGAACGGCGGCAAGAGAATAGTGCCGCCAGAACCTAAACCATAGTTCACGGTCAAAAGCAGACACCCGCCCCAGGAGCGCCGCCCGTTACCGCTTCCGTTTCCCGCCCGCCAGCACTACACCCCATTCAGCCAATGGAAGTTGTCGCCATTTAAGACTCCCTACCAGAGTCTTATACGGCAAGTTGCTGGCTAATACATAGTTAGACCGAAGGAGTAAAAAAATGTCTTGGCGTGGCTTTGTAGTTGAAAGCAAATCGTATATGTCCTATAACGGGTTATCCCCGCGCCAGAAAGTTTGGTTCTGGTTGTATCGTTTCCCTCGTGCGTGGTTGCGCTTTCAGTTGTTCGGTCTAAGATCGCGTGCACTGGACGCGGCTTACGCCGTGCGGAATTTTGTGGTTCGGCTATTCACGCCGCGCCAGTAATGCAAACGGTTAGAAGGCAACCATGCAAGCAATCTCATTTGTAATCGTGAATAAACAGGTGGTAAAGGTGCTGGCCCGCCCGAATATCTCCGCTGGCTATGTCGCTTTGAAGTTGCGCGAAACTGGCAGATGTGGAATGTTTATGGCAGATGAGTCTGAGCATCTCGAAACCAATCCGCAGAAATTTCAAGAACTGTTAGCGGGCAAGGTTGTAAAACTTTGAGCCTTCTAACTAACCGTTGGGCGTGAGAAAAGGAGTTTTACCAGATGAGCAAAAGAGCATTATTTTATTTAGGTTGCGCGATAGTTGCGCTGGTTGTCGTTGTCGGCAATGGAATTTGTCTTACATCTCCATATTGTCCCAACCCGAATTACGATGCGCAATGGTATAAGGTTGGTTTTGCCGTTTTGATGTTTGCGTATTTTGTTCGTCAAACCGCCCAACATTAAATGCAGCGGACGGCGGCGTAGCGCCTTTACATCCTGATAACTAGCGCCGCCGCTAATTATCGCCGTTGGCAATACAATAATAACTCCCGCCTCACCAGGTGGGAGTTTTTGTTTTACCTTACAATATCCAGAAAACAACACTTTATTATAAGAAACACTTATAATGAAGATGTGCCAGGAAAAACCGGCAACACCAATGCGCTTAAACATGGACTCTACGCCAAGCAATTCACGGACGCCGAGCGGAAGTTGCTTAAACAAATGCCAGAGTCCGACTTGCGCCAGGAGATCGCCCTGCTGCGCGTCGTGGTTGACCGGGTGCTGACAGCGTTCGCCGCCATCGAAGACGACGCCGACGCCCTGGCCAAGACCGCTACAGCCTTGACCGCTGCGGTGCTGGCACTCAACACCACCATGCGGACACATGCGCTGCTTTCCGGTGACTACTCGCCCCTGGCAGATGCAGACGACGAAGCCATTCTCGCTTTTGACCCTTACAAGGAATAATCTATTGGCAGGAACAGGCCCCCTCAACCCATTGCCACAAGCACATTTTGACCGCGCAATTGACGAGATAAGAGATATGCTGCGCGACATGCAAACGCGCTTACGCGATCTGGAAACACGCGAGGCCGGAGCCAGCCCACTGGTCAACTCGAAACTGGATGCGCTTTGGAGGAAGGCGGACGTGGACACCGCCAGGATTACGGCATTGGAGAAAACGGCCATTGAAAATAGGCAATCGGTGACACTGATAACGTGGATCGGAAGTATCACCGGTGGAGCAATCATTCTTTTTATTATCAACGCTATTCTGCGTAATGTTTTCCCGCTTCTGCCATGACCGCCCCGACCCTGACCTACCGCGTGACACAGCTGTACGAACGCCCGATAGACTTCACGGAGTTTGCCGGACGCCTGCACCTGCGCCCCTACCAGTCCCCGGTAGTGCAGGCCATCGTTGAGAGTATCCGCCGCAAGTTGGGACTCTCGTTCGTGGTCATCTTCCCGCGCCAGTCAGGGAAAAATGAGACTCAGGCGGCTTTATACGTCTACCTGCTGAAAGCCTTCCGCAAGGTCGGCGGGGACGTGATCCACGTCGAGCCAACGTTCAAGCCGCAAACCATCATCGCCATGCAGCGACTCGAAAAGCGACTGAGCCAGAACATTCTTTCTCGTAATCACTGGCGCCGCGTCGCCGGGTATCAGTACGGCATCGGCAACGCCCGCGTCATCCACTACTCCGGGGATTTATCCGCGAATGTTGTCGGCGCCACCGCGAGTCTGCTACTCTCGGTCAACGAAGCCCAGGACGTAAATATTCAAAAGTTCGATAAAGACTTTAACCCGATGGCCGCCAGCACCAACGCCACCAGAGTCTTCTGGGGTACACGCTGGACAGATGACACGCTCCTGGAGCGCGAACTGAAAGCCGCGCGCGCCGCCGAAGCCATAGACAATATCCAGCGTGTGTTCTTCGTCACCGCCGATGATGTAGGGGCAGTGTTGCCCGCTTATAGAACATTTGTCCAAAATGAGATTGTCCGCCTGGGCCGTCAGCATCCCCTGGTGCGGACGCAGTATTACTGCGAAACTATTACCGCCGCCGCTGGCATGTTCCCGCCCGCGCGGATTGCGCTCATGCGCGGCAGCCATCCACGCCAGGAAACACCCACCGCTGGCAAGTCCTACGCTTTTCTGGTGGATGTAGCCGGACAAGACGAAAAGACCGTCAACATGCTTTCGCTGGACAATCCAGCGCGTGACTCTACCGCCCTTACCATCGTGGAGATTGATTTGGCGCACTTGGCCGGGTCCAACTTGCCCCATTACAAAACAATTTGCCGCTACGATTGGACAGGCGAGAAACATACGACCGTTCACGCCCAAATCTCAAAACTCGCGGAATTGTGGGGCATCCAGTACGGAATTATTGACGCCACCGGAGTCGGGGAAGGTCTCTGGAGTCTACTCGACCAGTCCCAGCCCTTCCGCTGGATTCCGGTCAAATTTTCAGCCGTCGAGAAGTCAGACATCGGCTACCAGTTCATCCAAATCGTCGAAACAGGCCGCTACAGCGAGTATTCCCCACTACATGACGTTTTACTCACGCAACTAGAGAAATGCCGCTCAGAAGTCCGCCCAGGTCCGTCCAAGTTGCTTTCGTGGGGAGTCCCGGACGGACTGCGCGACGATACCGGCCAGTTTTTGCATGATGACCTTTTGGTAAGCGCGTCCCTGTGCGCCATCCTTGACCGGATGCAGTGGACGGTCAGCAGCGAGAATGAAACCGTTGAGCAGTTTGACCCGCTGCTCAGGAGAATGGAGTTCTAATGCCAGAACCCGACCGCGTTTTTATGAACGTCACCGAGACCGAAGATACCATCACCATCGGCAGGCGCGAGTTTGAAAACTCGTTCCGTTCCCGCATGGACTATGACCGCCAGAAAGTTTTAGACCAGGCGATTCGCGCCTGGCGCACAAACCCGATGGCCCGCCGCATTGTGGAAATCACAACGCAGTTTGTGATCGGCGACGGCCTTTCGTTCGAGTGCAAGCAGCCGCGCGCCGAGAAGTTCATCAAAGCCTTTTGGGAGCACGACCTGAATCGCCTCGATGAGCAATTCCCGGAATGGGCAGACGAAACCTGGCGCAGCGGAGATTTATTCATCCTGTTTTCCGTAGACCCTGCGGGCATGTCCTACGTTCGCGCCATCCCCGCCGAAATCGTAACCAACATCGAAACCAGCGCAGCGGATTATCGCCAAGAAACCGCCTACAGCGTTTCCGCCTTCGATGCGCCCATTCCTGCCTACGATAAAAACAATCCCGCGCAATCTTTCATCATTCATTTTGCCCTGAACCGCGCAGCGGGCACTTTTTTCGGAGAGAGTGACCTCGCGCCCGTTTTATACTGGATTGGACTTTACAAACAGTGGCTGGAAGATAGAGCCAGGCTGAATTACTTCCGGCAGATGTTCGCGTACTTCGTTGAGAAGGCGTGGAAATCACCAGAAGAGAAAGCCGCCTACGCCGCCAAACTTCGCGCCGACCCACCCAAGCCCGGCAGCATCAACCTGATAGACCCCGGCGAGAATTGGGGCATTATCAACCCGGTACTTTCCGCCTTCGATGCGGAAATTGACGGACTTGCGTTAAAGAAAATGGTGGCAGTCGGCGTCGGGATGCCGCTTCACTTTCTGGCCGAGCCGGAGTCGTCCACGAAATCAACCGCCGAGGCCGCAGGCACGCCCACATACAAACGCTTTGAAGCCCGGCAGGTTTTCTTTACCACCGCCATCCAGCGGATTTGTGAGACGGCCTACCAGGTACGGCGCACATATGACTCAACCCTGCCCAAAGACCTGAAACTGAAAATATTATCGCCCGATATTTCCGAACGCGATAACGCCGGACTTGCGATCGCAGCGTCTACAGCGGGCGCAACGTGGAAGAATTTATACGAGCAAGGCCTGGTGGACGAGAAAGAATACATGCGCATCGTTTACCAATTCGCAGGCCAGACCGCGCCCGATGACATCCCCACCGAGCCGAAATCCCGTCTACCAGAGCCTACCCGCGCAGCCAGCCCGCAGAACCCCGTTGAGCAGCCCGCAGGCAAGAGTCCAACCGACATTTCGCCCGCCGGTGACGTGACCGTGAAGGCGGAGGCCGTCTGATGCAGACGAACGAGAACGGATTCCGCGCAGCGACCACCCGCGTGGTAAATATCAATAAAAACTACGGCGGGAAGGGTCAATACATCCGATTGGCAGCCATCGAAAACGGTTGCGTTAAATGGCTGGTGTTCGGGATGCCCAAGCCCGCAGGCCCCGCAGGTGGCGGCGGCGGCGGAGGCCCGGCCAGGCGCAGGCCCCCCACAGGCCGAAGCCCGGTGATGGCTACGGTCTGGCTGGTTTGCGGAACAATGGCCGTGGAGCAGATTTTGGCAGGCGCAACACAGGATACCTACTCAGAAATCACCAATGCGCTCAGGGAAGCGCTACTCATGCGCTCAGGCACACGCCTTGAAATCAAAGCACAGCAAACAGCCATCGGTAACGTGCTCAGTCTATCGGGTCCAAAAATCAAGTTTGAGTACACTCAGAACGCGCAGGCTGGTGAATGGTTCAGAAACAACTTTGGATTTCTCTACAGCCAGGAAACCTGGGACGCGATCGGCAAAGTGGCGCGAGACTCGAAGATGGGATTTTGACCCGTGAATAAAATCTGGAAACTCGCCTCCGCCGACAAGTCCTGCCCATCCTGTGTTGCGCTCAATGACCAGGTACACAGCGCCGAAGATTGGAACGCGGAGAAGTTGAGCCCCGGGGCTGCGCGCCTGTACTGTAAAACGAATTGCCACTGTACCCTCGAAGAAACCGACGCCGAGCCGTCCGGCAGTTTTGCGGATGTGCCCATGAGAGATGCCATGTCAGAGAATCGCATTACCCTATCCCTGTCCCCTTCTGCTGCTGCTGGAGATTTTGAAATCCTTGCCATCACCGAAGGCATCGGCAACGGCTGGACATTCAGCGCGGAGTCGTTACGACTCTCACTCCCTTTGTGGGACAAGGTGCATTGCTACCTTGACCATTCCGTGCCAGGTCACAGCGTAAAAGACTTGGCCGGTGTGCTGCACGCGCCCGCCTGGGACGCGCAGACGAACGGTATCCGCGCGCGCCTGCGGCCCGCCGGTCCCGGCGCGAAAGCCCTGATTGCCCTGGGGCAAGCCGCCCTCGACCAGCCCGATTTATTACAAAATGTTGGATTTTCCGCCGATATTCTTTTCATCCCCGACCAAAAGCGGGTAAAAGAAATCAGGCGCGTTTTATCGGTAGATGCAGTGTTGCATCCCGCACGCGGCGGACGTTTTATCCGCTTGCTCAATTCCATCCAGGAGATGATTCCCATGAGCGAAGAAATTACTACCCCGGACGAGACAAAAGCCGTCCACTCCCTGATGGCGGATGACGTTGCCGCTATCAAAGATGCCGCAGTGAACGCGGAGGCCGCAAATCTGCGTATGTGCCAAGACCTGTTATCCAGTGGTCTCAACGCCTCCAAACTGCCCAAGTCGATGGCAGAGTACGTCCGCAAGCAGTTCAACGGCAAAATTTACAAAGCCAGTGAGTTGCAGGACGCGATCGACGAGCAGCGGACTATTCTCTCTGACTTGCAGGGTTCTTCGGCAGTCAAAGGCCCCGCCCGCATTTCCAGCATGTTCTCCTCGGATGACCAAATTATGGCCGCCGTCGATGATATGTTCGGCAACCCGCGCGAAGCCCGCTACGAGAAAGTCCAGGCCGCCCGGCTGTCTGGTATCCGGGAACTCTATCTCGGCTTGACCGGCGACTTTGACCTACACGGCGCAATCATCAGCGAACGCGCCATGTTCCAGTTGACGACTTCCAATTTTCCCGTGATTGTCAAAAACGCCTTGAATAAAGCGTTGATCCGCCATTGGGAAGAACTTGGCAAGAAAGGTTACGACTGGTGGTCGAAGATTGCTACCGTTGTACCCTTCTCGAACTTGAACGAAGTCACCTGGGCCATCTTTGGCACAGTCGGCAGCCTGCCCACTGTGCTCGAAGGCGCCGAGTACACCCCCATAAAAATCGGTGACGGCGGAGAGACTTCTTCGTTCGTGAAGAAAGGCGGTTACATCGGACTGACTCTCGAAGCCATTGACCGTGACGACACTATGGCCCTGAAACGGATTCCAAAAGAATTGGCCTTTGCCGCCATGCGCGAGATTTCCGCCACTGTTGCCGCCATCTTTACCGCCAACTCCGCCACCGGCCCCCTGTTGGCAGACGGCGGGTACTTGTTCAACAACACCGCCGTTACCACCGCAGGCGGACACGCGAACCTCTTGACCACCGCGCTTGGCACAACTACCGCGCAGTGGGAAATCATTGCAACCGCGATGTATAATCAGCCTATGTTGGTTGCGAACGAAGCGACCTACTACGGAACGGGTAAGAAACTCGCCATTGACCCGTCCATTATCCTGGTGCCGCGCAAACTACGCGGTGCGGCAAATGATATGTTCGTTCAGCGCCAGCCATCCGTGACCACAAACTCGGACTGGTACGGCGCGGTAGAAGTGCTGACTGTCCCCGAATGGACGGACGACACCGATTACGCCGCCGTGATCGACCCCAAGATTATCCCCGGCGTGATGATTGGAACGCGCTTTGGTTTGCAGCCCGAAATCTTCATTGCGGGCAATGAGACCGACCCGGCTGTGTTTATGAACGACGAAAGCCGCATGAAGGTACGCCACTTCACCGCCATCGGCGTAGCCGACTTCCGCCCGTTGCATAAAGAGAACGTTGGCGGATAATCGTAACCTTTAGGATTATCAACATCATCCGGGCAGGGTAGAACTCCATGCCCTGCCCGGCAGGAACAACACAGGAGATTTACATGATGCACAATACCCATTTCTCGCAAGTAATCCCGCCGACCGCGTTTCATTGCGTGACCGGGACTTATACCCAGGTGGCAGGGGCCGTGACCGGCACTATCGCCATTAACCGCGCCGCCGCCAACTCCACAGCCGTTATCACCATCCCCGTCGCCATCCCGTCCAACAGCGTGGCGCTGCAAGGCGCGAAACTCGCCAGCATTGAGATCGACTATGAGAACTTCACCGCCGAGCCAACTTCGATGACGTGGACTTTGAACAAGGTAACGAGGGGCGCGGACGGTGCAGTTGCCGTTGTCGCAGCCGTGACCAAGACAAATACCCTGTCAGCCGCAGCCGGTAAAACGGTTGACCAGCACCGCGAGACGATCACCATCACGACTCCGGCGTGGATTGATAACGACGAGTATTATCTGCTGGAACTCTCGATGCCATCCGGCGCAGGCGGCCAGACCATGCACCTGCTCGGCGCAGTAGCAAATTTCACTCTTAAGGGGTGAGCCATGAACAATACTCATTTCGCCCAATGGATTCCGCCAACTGAATTTCACTGCGTTACCGGAACGTGGACGAACGCGGCCGGCGCAGTTGCGGGAACAATCGCCAAGCACGTCGCGGCCACCGACGAAGCCAGTGTTATCAACATCCCGGTCGTTGTGCCGTCCAATTCGATTGCCCTTCAAGGCGCGAAGTTGGACAGCATCGAAATCGACTTTGAAATTCTTGATGCCGCCTGCGACGCCCTGGCCGCCGTGGTGAACAAAGTCACGCGCGGAGCGGACGGCGCAGTTGCCGTTGTCGCCTCCCTGCCCTTCTCGTATGACACCGGTCACGATACAGCCGAAGAGCGCGTTGACGTTGACCAGCACCGCATGACGCTCACGCTCACTACCCCCGTTTGGCTGGATAACGATGAATACGTCCTGGTCGAAATTACCGCAGACAAAGCGGGAACAACCACGATGGATTTTCTCGCCGCAGTCGCTAACTACACACTGCGCGGGTAGTCAACGGCGCTGTTCTCCCGCCGTAGATTTTTTATTGGTATCGCCGGGTGTGGCTCAATCTCCGTGACGCCACACGGAACTCATGCCGCACCCGGCACGCCAAATGTAATATGACAAAAAGAAGGTAACGATATGACTTATTCCCCTTTGAAAGATAAAAAATTCCTTGTCTTGCTGGTGGATGCGCTGATATTCCTTGCGCTCTATTTCGCTGGCAAATACGCCACGCCCACCCTGGCCGATGACATCAAAATCGTTTTCGGCGTGATCCAGCCCATCATTCTGTTGTGGATTGCTTCCGAGTTCCAGGGTGAGAATGTCGAGATGCAGCGCGGCATTCTGCCAACCAAGTTTCAGCGGAGAATGAAAGATGGATAATTACATTCTCGAACTCGCCAAGAAAGCCGATGGCGTGGCGCAGGCCGTCACCCCACGCGAGAGCGGCGCAATCGCAATCCTGATGACAGATGGCCGTAAAATCGAGTTTACAGCCGGAGAAGTATTCTCCGCGCAGATGAAAGAGCGCGCGCGTGTGTTCACCGAGCAGCGCGAGGCGCACGCGAATAACCAGGCGCAGAAGAGAAGGCAGGAAGCCATCGATGCGTACAACTCCCAGATAGAGAGAGTCACGGCAGAGAAAGCGCGCAAAGGGAAGATTGCCCCCGCCGAGAACTTAACAACCAAGCCAACCCACGCAGACTCCGCCAAGGTGTAGCATGGCATACGCAATCGCCGCCGTTCGCACCGCAGTTTTAGCACTCTTGGATGACGTTTCATCTGCCCGATTCACGTCCGCGCAAATTGACCAGGCCGCCCGGACTGCGCTGGTGGATTATGACTCCTATCGCCCCGTCGTTTCCACCGCCGCGTTGACGGGCACAGGCGCGCGCTTGCTTTCCCTGCCATCCACGTTCATCACCGACCACATCAGCCGCCTTGTCCTGGTCAATGCAAACCCCGACCTATCCATTGACCTACCCTTCTATGCGTCCAAAATAAACGGCGTCTGGGTCGTGGACACAATCACCGCCTACCCGCTCAACACTGCTTTCCTGGTCTACTACGAAGCTCGCAACACCATCAACGGCCTCGATTCTGCCACCGCCACCACTGCCGATAATGACAATTTGCTGTGTGTTGGCGTGGCCGGTTACACCGCTCAAATGCGCTCCGTTTCGAGAGCGGAATCCATCAACATGCAGCCATCGGTCGCCGCGCAGTTGACGAGTATCGCCGAAAAGTACCTTGCGACCTTTCTCGAAGGTCTAAAGCGCTACCGGCCCACCGAAGAGATTATCAATTTCGCCCCGCCCGTTTTTGGGGATAATGACGCCACTCAATTCCGCGCCGCCGCCCGCGCTCTGTTGGGCGATGACCAGGGCAAGATTTATCTCAACAATCAACTCGATACAGCCATGCGCGCCGCGCTGATGGATTATGATTTATACAATCCGCTCGTTTCCACGCTGACTATTCTCAGTGACGGATATCGAACGATTGCCATTTCGCCCACCATAACCGAAGACGGCGAAATCATAATTTATGACGACGACGGCAACCGGGTTACAGTTGCAGCCACCGTAACCACAGACGCCTTTACCCGCCTCGTGCTGGTCAATGCTAATCCCGACCTGTCCACCGACATCCCCTTTCTTGTCACCAAAGTGGAAGGCGTGTGGATTATCGACACAATCACCACCTACCCACTTGGCACCAAATTCCTGGTTTACTTCAAGAATCGCAACACCATCGACGGATTAGATTCTGCCGTCACTACCACCGTAGACAATGGCAATCTGTTTGCCTTTGGCGTAGCCAGTTACGCAGCGCAGACACGCGCGCTGACCGAGAGCGTGCCCGCCGTCGCGCAGAAGTTAGCCGCCACCGCCATACGATTCGCCACCACATACGTCAACGGCCTCCGCGCCCGGCCCCCCGAAGCCAGTTACTACCCGCTGACGATGCCGGAAGTCAGGTTTTAGAACATGCCAAGGGTACTGGACGCCACCTTACTCGCCGCAATGAACAGCGGTGATTTCGACGCTTATCTATATGTGCATTTGCTGGACGAAACGAAAACAATTCTATATACCGCGCAAGCAATGAGTTTCACATTAACTGGAACAGAATTAATCGCAACATTCCAATCGGACGGCATATACGACGACTACACTTACATCAGCATTGAACGCGGAGTCGTTGTGCTCGGAGTGAAAAATACAATCACAACATCCGCGTTTTCTCCAGAAGAAAGCAGCTGGAAGGCGGGAATACAGACAGTCTTGGCAAATTTAATACCAAAAAAAGCATACACAGCCGCTGGAGATACAACTTACTCAACTGTAATTACGGCATTTTGTACTTATTTTGGATTTACACCAATATTCGACAAGCCCACCGCCGCATGGTTAGATTATCAATTCCTACCAGACGGAAAAAGTATCATTCTAAACAACGCAAATGCATTTTTAAATTTACTAAAGCAAAAGTATTTTATTTACGCAGCAGACGCCGGTAACGAAAATATACTATTCTTCCAATCAGGAGATAGAACAACGCAAGATTACACCATTACTCACCCACTAACTACCGTAGGAGGAGTTTCGGTACCACTAAAGTTGATATGGAGAGACGAAGCAGGAACCATTCATACCAGTGGAGCAGCAGCCAATCCACTCACTAATCTAGGATACTTGGAATCAACAGCGTCAGCGCCATATTACTACCCAGTGACAACGAAGGTAAGTCAATCAAAAATCCAAATCCACCTAAAGTACAGAGACGGAGATAATATTTACCTGGACACAACCCTATCATCAGATCAATTATGGCCAAGGGCAAAAATAGAAGAAGTATTTGATCCGTCAACAAGTCAATCATGGCACATAAATATTTCAAGATTCAACGACCCAACGAACACCGCAGGCGGAGCCATGCCCGCCACCATCGAGCGCGTTGCCAACTACACCCCGCTCAACACCAGTTACTTCAATCGCGTGCTGTCCCCCTCCAACAACAACGTCCAATCCGCCTTTGACGAACTGGACGACTCCGTAGCCCTCGCCGCAGATTTGACCGCGCACGTCGAAAGCCCGCAGTCATCGGCGCACGGCAGCGGATTCTACTTGCGTTCGCAATCCACCATCACCCGCGCCACGCGGACGGTCACAGTCGCCGCCGTCAGCGGCACGTTCGATGTTTACATTGCGGGCAAGAAGTTTTCCCTGTCCAGTCTCAGCACCACGTTTCCCACCACCGCCAACCGCCTGAATTATATTTACATCGACACCGATGGCACGCTGAAAAACTCTACATCCGCCTGGTCAATCACCGGCGACGCCGCGCCCGCCTGCACCGCATACTGGAACGGTTCCACCGCCCGCCTTGGCGACGAGCGACACGGCAGCAGCCGCAACAAGGATTGGCATGCGTGGGCGCATGATACGATTGGCACTCGTTACGAGTCGGGGCTGGTTTGTTCGTTCACCTCTTCAACGTCCACCCTGGGCAGTGGAACTCTGCACGATGAAGATATTGAAATAACAATCGCCAGCAAAACAGCCTGTGTTATTTGGTACCGGTCAGGGCTGACCGCCATGACCTTCGATGACAGCGAATCCGCAACAGCGGCCAAGATTGTCTCAGGCGCATTGAAATATGACAACGCCGGAAGTCTCGCTGATGTAGCAATCGCAAGTTATGTCACCAATTGGCTGTATGGAAGCAACGACAAGGATAACGGATTTTATTTGGTCGTAGGCCAGGCCACTCACGGAACACTGGTCAACGCGCGCGCGGCCACACTGCCCACCTTCCCAAATATCCCCGGGCCGGAGATGAAAATACTTTACCAGGTCATTTGGCGCAACGTGAGCGGAACGCCTACCTACGTCGAATCCAATGATTACCGCTCCGCTTCCACCCTGCCCGCAGGCGGAACGCCATCAATCACAGCCGGGAGCGTGTCCTTCCTCCCCGCAGGCGCGCTCACATCCACCAATGTCCAGGCGGCAATAGAAGAGTTGCAAGCCAGGCTAGACGCCTTGATTGCAATCGCCGTTACCACTTCCTAAAGGAGTATTTATGTCCATTCACAGCAACCTTACAGGTTCTCCCGCCGTTCATCAATCTGCGCTGATTGCCGCCGCCGACCCCGGCGCTGTTGGAGCAGGCAAATTCTGGCTTAACACAGCCACCACCCCCGCCACCCTGATGGTCAGGAATACCGGAAACACCACCTGGGACTCAGTCTCAGCCGACGCCGCGCACATTGCCGCATCCGCCGCCGTGCACGGGCTGCCCGCGTCCGTGAACGTGCTGGGAAATCGGAGCGCGGCGGGAGAGTTTGTGCAGAGGTCGTCGGTTATTGGCGGGGACCAGAATACGTACCCGACATTTTCCAGCTGCGCGGAAGTGACAGTAACATTTCCGGTAGCATTTTCGGCATTAGCCACAATACAGGCGGGATGCCTTGATGATAGTCGAACTGTCATCGGCATCGGGAGTGGTAGCAATACTGGATGCACACTACGAGCAATGGGTCACGATGGCGGCATACAAGCCAAATTAATAACATGGTTGGCGATGGGTTCATAATATGACAATAAAATCTGAAATCTACAAAGGCAAAATCTACGCGGGCGGAACGGAACTCGCCTGCAATATCGCCATAGAGCAGACCGGCCCGTTACAGTTGACCGTCAACGCGGGTACGTTCACGCACACGGACGGCAAAGCGTGGACACTCGCTGTCCCCACCGTGTTTGATGTGCCAGCAGACCCCACCCATCCAACCGAATGTAAAATCGAGATTGGCGACATCGGCGGAGTCGCTGATGTTTGGTGCGCGTCCAGACTGCTGGACGGAATCGAAGAATTTGACACACCCCCAGGCTGGAACAGCGGTCACGTTCTCGCGTTCCCGTTCGTTGTCCCGGCAGGTTGCGTTGACCTGGCGAACGTTGATATTTTCGTTCTGACCGTGCTGCCCGGCTTCCCGGATGGCACAACGGCGGCAGATTGGCAAGTACAATCAGGAGGCGCATGATGATTAAGACAACCGGTAAGCGTGACGCGGCCAAAGTGGCGAATTCCGAGAAACAGACCAAGCGTCAGCAGGCCATGAGCAAGCGGCCAGCGAAGACCTTGGACAAGTTGACGCCAAAGGAAAAGGCCGACGCGCTCGACGCCATGCTCGAATGGTGGCTGTTACTCGATAAATAATAAAAAGCCCTGTCTTTGCAGGCAGGGCTTTTTATTTACTTTCCAATCCGCTCAAGCCACTTTTTTTCACACTCCCGGCAGCGCGTGTAATAATCCGCCGAACTCCGCCGACTACTTGAGCTCTTATCCGTGAACTCCCGCCCGCACAGGCTGGTAAAGGTCTTGTATTTCAACGCGCCTTTGCGCTTCACTTCCCCCTGTATCACATGGTACACGTTTTCATTCGGATCCCGGACAAGAGTCATCTCAACCACTCCGCTTTGATATACCCCCTGGGGGTTTTCGCCCATCCATCCGCAATTGAGATGACTTCAATCCCCTGCCCTTCCAACAGCCAGCCCAGCACGCGAGAGTCGGCGGATGGTTCAAGCCGAATATTCACATCCCCTTTAGCAGTCATCATCAATACGGGTTTTCCCGTAGCGCCAGCCGCCAGGGTCGCAGTCGGCAGCGGGGCGGATACCGGCGCAGCGGCAGCGGTGACGGTGACGGTCACGGGTGCGGGTGGCGCGGACGGTTGCGGGGCCGCCGTCAGCCCGCAGGCCAGCGTAGACAGGATGTAGACAAGGAACAAGAATTTTCTCATAACGGCCTCTCTTCAATCTTGGCACATGGCACACCGCCCGTTATGCCCTTGACCAGAACCTTCATAACGCCATCTCCCACGTAGGGAAGCGAACGGATAACGACGACGCGCGGCTTGCGCTTGCCAGGGATGGGGTAAAAGTTGACCATTGTCCCCTTGGGGAATTTCTCAGCAAATTCAGTTTCACTCATACTTTACCTTCTTTCTGCAATCGCCGCATTTCAGCAGCGATGCTATTGATTTTACGTTTCGTCCGGTGCAGCGACCGAAGACCAAGCCGGTAGCGCATTTGCCAGTAGCGCAGTTCTTGTACCATCTCGCGGAGGAGGGTGCTATTTTTTTTCATAACCGCCCCACAAGCCAGAAAGCGACCGGAACAGCGACGGCGTTTCCAAGTTGGCGGTAACGCGCCGAATCGCTCTGCCCGTCAGTCCACCCGTCCGGGAACCCTTGAAGACGTTCGCATTCGGTAGGAGTCAGACGGCGGACGCCAGTCGCGCCAATCGCCAGAGTTGGCCCCAACGCCGTATCACTGTTATCAGGTTGCTTGGCATAGTTGCTGGTCAGGCTTTGCGCAATTTCTCGCGTACCGATTACAGCCGGAGTTTGGGAACTGTTCAACGCGGGACGCTCGTTGAAGCCCAAGCGAACATCCCCGCCACTCTGCCAGTTGAATGTTATCAGTTGCCCGCTCACCGCCGCCTGTTGAGTGGTCATAGCGTGACCATGCGCTTTGGAGTGCGACTGCAAAGCGCCTACGTAGGTTTGCCCGGATGGGTCATGGCGTTGATTTCTCGCTGTAAGAGCAAAGGAAGTTTGTGGCCCCGATTCGCCGCCCGGCGCGAGATTCCGCTCAAAGCCTCCACGCTCAAAGAGAACCTCGGATGCGCGTCCGGTTCCAAGATGTCCAACAATGAAGACTCTACGGCGTCGTTGGGGAACTCCGAAGTACTGAGCGTCAAGCACCCGCCAGGCCACGCCATACCCGAGTTCAACCAGGTACGCGATGATGACTCCGAAGTCTCGCCCACCATTACTGGATAAAAGACCGGGCACGTTTTCGATGAGTACCCATTGCGGCGCAAGTTCCGCAATAATTCTTGCAAACTCGCTCCATAGTCCAGACCGCTTTCCAGCAAGTCCCGCCCGTTTTCCGGCAATTGAGACATCCTGACAGGGGAATCCGCCAACGAGAAGATCAACTGAGTTTCGAGCATGAGTATTCACTCCAATCTGATGAACATCGTCGTAAATCGGCACGTCCGGGAATTGACGGCGCAAAACGGACTGAGATTGTTTGTCAATCTCGCACATCCCGGCGCACTCCCATCCGGCGCGCCGGAAAGCCAGATCGAACCCGCCAATACCTGAGAAAAGGGAAAGATAGTTCATCGCTCCACCTTTTCATTCCACATCTTAATCTGCTGATTAGTTTCCTGAATACTTTTCAATATCCTTTGAACGGTCACGTCTACACTGCGTTCCAGTCTCAGCGCTTCCGCAAACGCCACCGCAGTCCGGTCACGGAAGTACACTACCTGAGCCGCGCGCATCCCGGCCACTTGAACGGCCAGGTTAAGCAGTTCGCCGGGAAAGTGCTTTTGCAGGATATAGGCTATCTCCATATCCAGGTGACTCTCGGCCTGCACGGACTGAGCCAGAAAGGTTTGTTTCTCAGGTCCCCTCGGGGCTTTGAAATACGCGCTCTGTTTGGCGCGGACTTGGGACGTCAGAACGGCCAGGTCAAAGGCAGTCAGAATTTCAATGATCATTTTTCGCTCCATTGACCCTGAAATGCGCGCTCGCCGGATCCCATATCAAACACTGCCTCACGCGTATCCTGCGCAGCTATCATTTTTGTTTTTGCGGCTCCAAGCGCCGGACGCAGGTCAGCATCCTTAACTTCGACCACGTTGTAATCAAACTCCCGAATGCGACTCACTACCCCCGGCCAAGGAATATCCATCCAGGTCACATTCCAGGCAAATACCGTGCCAAGCGTGGTCGAGTAGCGATAACGCGCATTGATAAGATGCTGCTGCATCTCCCGCGCGTAAGGCGTGTTACCAGCATCGGCCAATTCATCGATGCATAGCACCGGCACTCGCGCCAACTGATTGATACGCGCCACGTCCGTATCTTTCACCTGCGGATCAAACGCCTCCCGCAAGTAAAGCACCAGTTCTTTTCCGGTCAAATATCTTGCTTCCACCCCACGCGCCAGACATCCATTGACAATGGCCTGTAAAGCCAGCGTTTTGCCATTTCCATATCCGCCAAAAAACGCCGCGAATCCCACTGGCTTTTTTATAAACCGCTCCGAAACATATTTCATTTTCGCCGCACCTGGGCGCTCAGTCGTCAACAGTCGCGCCAAGTTAATCATGCGCTCCTGCGTAGAAAGCCCACTGCGCTCATCCAATACGACCTTGTTGCATTTTTCGCATGGATACACCTGCCCAAAACCAGGATGCCCAAGTTCAACATCTAAACGATAATAACCACCACCACCGCAAATAGAGCAAACGTCCTTACTGATTTTGCATGGCAAGGATAGCGAGCGCGGCGTTTTCGTCTGCCTCGCTGATAACGACTTCGACGGGTTTCCCGTGATTTGCATGACCATTCTCCTTCCGGGTCATCTTCCCGGCTGACTTCCAACGTTTCAATATACTTTCGGCGTATGCCCAAAACCGCTTATTGTTTCCAACAGCGATTTCGACAGCCGCCACAATCCACTCTGGAGGATAATCCCGCTCAGCGTCCCGCAACGCATCCGCCAAAAATGGAGTCAACGAGCCAAAATTTTCTTCATAAATCTTGAAAATATTCGGGCGTTCCCATATCAAATTTGATACGGTATCACTTTCGATACCGGTAGTTTTGTTTTTAAGTTCTAAATCTTTAAATTCTTTAACTACTACAGGGATTATCAAATCTGATACTGTCTCATTTCTGAGACTGGACTGCTTGGCCGCCAACGTTACTTCGAAAATCCGTGAACCAGCCCCGGCTGAACGATAAACGAGTACCGCCAGAATCGGTTGCCTTGACAGGATGTGCAAGTGCCGAAGTAACGTAGATTGCGGAATGCCAAATTGCGTATTGAACCAATCTCCATCAAATTTGATGGAACGCGATTCGGCGCCCCACGAAAGCATTTCCAAGTAAGTCAGTGTCAAAAATACATGCGGATGTTCTGAGCAAGCCAGAGCCACCCGCACAGACAAGAATACAAACTCAGGCGGGATGACTGGTCGTGTTCCTGACACTTCAAGTATCTCCTTGCCAGGGAGCGGACGCGGATGCCCGCTCCCTGGGTGACAACACATGCTGTAACTGCGTTATTGCGCGTGCTGTAACTTCGACTTGCGATACGCGCGCTGGCGGCACGCGCCAGAAAAGAACTTGGTAATCTCCGGCTGTGACGTTTCCTTTTCGCGCCCACAGCCGCAGGCGCAGGTCACCTTTACTTTTGGCCGTCTACCCGAAAACGGGCGGACGGTTACTGTAAAGGGAGTTTGTAGTCACGCTCCGGGACGTTGACCTTTTCCCGCTCGATGGCGGCCGCCGCCTGGATGCGCGTATCGAGATCGGACATCGGACGGCGCAGGCGCGCAGGCGCAGGATACTTGCGCCGGGCAAGTTGCTCAGGTTCCACCGCCAGCGCAGTCACCGGAGCCGCAGTCGCTTCAAATTTCTTTTTCTTCTTGGCGCGGAACATCGACAGCCAGCCCGCCGATTCCGCCGCATTGGTTGCGGTCACGGTTTCGACGGGAACGGGCGCGGGCAGGGCAGGGATACTCCGCGCAGTCCCTTCAATGCGCGTCCGGCCCAGACCAATAGCGTTCATGTTAGAAAACCGGTTCTCAAAATCCGCCGCCCATTGTTCGGCCAATTGCGGAGCAATCTGCGCCGAGAGCTCGTCACCGCGCTTTTCAATCAACTTCATGGCCTTGTCCCGCAGATTATCGAAAACAAAATTCTCTTTCATATCTCGGCTATGTTCCGGGTCCGTCAGGTGAAAAGCGAACCCAGCTACAATGTTGGCAAAGATAAGCCCCGACAGCCCGACGACAACCATCGTAATATCGCCTTCGGTTAGCTTGGCAGTCAATCCAGATTGACCAGACTCCAACATCGTATCAATGAAAAACAGCGCGAACTCGCCCAGGAGGTCTATCCCAATCATCAGGGCAGATGTGATTTTCTGCCCCAGGCCTTGCGCGTAAAACATGAACACCAGCAGCCACATGATTGCGCCACCGGATGTGGCACCCAGGGCGAGAAAGCCGGTAATCTGTTGGTCGGGCGGCAGCGTCAATTGGATAAACGCCAGTGAGCGACTCCCGGCGTAGAGCAGCAAAGCGCCGGAAATCAAGTAGAAAAACAGTGTTGCGAAACCTTTCCAGAACGTTTTCATTTTTTTGCAGACTCCATGACTTGAATTTGGGTGGGTGGTTCAAACAACTTAATGTATTCCAGGATAGCGACCGGCAACGGATGACGGTTGACCATCGTCACCAGTCCCATCTTTTCCAGGCGACGGATGTGCAGCCAAACCGTGTTACTTGACCGCAGCCCCACGCCGGACATGATTTGACGGATGGAGGGGGGCAGCCCCGTTTCCAGGACTGCCCACAGGATAAAGTCGTAGACTCGTTGAGTCGTGATCATTTTCGCAAACTGCGTAACCACTTACCGTAAAACACCGCCGTCAGAAATGCGGGCACGGCCAGCAGCCCCACCAGCCACAGCGGAACGCCGGACTGCGCAACGAACACGATGAAGAAGGCCAGCAAGCCGAGCCAGCCGAGCAGGGATACCCAGAATAGCGGATTATCCATCTTAGCCTCCGAGCAGTTTGACCAGCAGCACGCCGCTACCGAGGATTGCGACGACCTTCACCAGCACCGCTGCGCCACCGGTAACGGGGTAAGCGCGGAATATTTCCCCGACAGCGCGGGGAATGTTGGTACCAACTTTGAACATTTTTAGACTCCTTGTATTGAATGGGTGGTTTTGATATACTTCTTTTGGGTGGTCGGGCGCGCGCCCGCTTCCAGACTCCGAAGTGGTCACGCGCGCCCGAACATGACTTATCCGGAAAAGCCGGATAACTGAACGAATACAATTTACTTTCTTGCACCTCCTGAACCCTGGGCGAACTGACCGCTTGGGGTGAATTTTTACAAACCCTTGCGCCCGCGCCAACGGGAGCAAAAGGAATTGTCAGCATGGACGTTGACCTTTTTCTTGCCAGTCACGATTACGCCACAACCACGCGCAGCACCTACCAGAGAATTTTGTCTGCCTTTCTGGTAGAGTTCCCAAAACCTGTTGGACTTTCCCCGCTGGAACTTCTCTCTTACGTGCAGCGCCCTGAGTGGGGCAGCAGCCACCGTTACGTTAACCTGACTGCGATCAAGTCCTTCCTGCGCTGGAAGTTTGGCAGCCAGCACCCCGCTCTCGTTGCCCGCATTAAGCGGACAGGGTCCGGGCGCAAGAAACGCAGTTTGTCAAAGGCGCAGGTCAATACCCTACTGCTGAGTTTTGACCGGTATACTGCGAAGGGCGCGCGCGATTTGGCGATTGCCGCCCTCGCCATCGACACCGGCCTGCGCCTGGCCGAACTCGTGAACTTGCGGGATGCCGACACCGACTGCACCGAGTGCGCCTGTTATGTTTTGGTGAAGGGCGGGAAGCAGGGGAGGGGAGTGTTCAGCGCAGAGACGGCCAATCACATCGAGCATTGGCGAGCCATGCGCGGACAGGCTACCGAAAAACTTTTTGTGTCCACCAGGCGAAAGAAGCAGAGCCTAACCCGCGAAGGATTGCAAACCATTGTGAAAAAGTGGGGCTGGAAAGTAAACCTGATTATCAGTCCCCACGATTTCAGACGAACTTACACCCGCCTCAGTTTGGCGAACGGAGCCAGTTCGCGCACCGTTCAACTTGGCGGGAGATGGACTAATATCAAAATGGTCGAACTCTATTCCGCCGACTTGGAGCAGGACGAAATTCGAGAGTTTTTGCCAGTCCATAACCTGTAGACTGCAAAACAGTAAGTTCTACAGTCCAGAAAAACCTGTCTATTTTGCTGTTAAGGTACTCACGCTACCTTGGCGGCGGATGGGTTCCACCACCCCGCGCTTTCCTGTTTCCGCAGGAAGCGCGGTTTTATTTACTTCGGGAAACTCCAATCAGCAGGGTCAAAAGACATCTCGACGACCCGCTCAACTCCATGCAAGAACAAGGGTTCGCCGTCAGACAAAAACCACGACCCATCATCTTGAAGATAATACTGCTGGGTAAATTGCTTACTGGTTTCAGGATTGGAACAAACTTCAATAAGCCGAAGCGACACACGACCATCGTGGTAAACACGACACTTTACATCACGAGAAAGAACCTTTATTTTTGAGCCAAAATTATCCATTGAACAATTTCCAAATTCTCAACCTGATATCGCTTCGGGAGAATAGGTTGAGACTTCCCCCGTCAATACTTTTGGGCTGAGTTTTCTCGCGTACCAGGCCAGCGCATCGCGCGCGAGAGCGGACACGGTAACGAAGTACACCGGGTCCCCGGACGCGCGCCAGGCATGCAAGGCGGCACAGACGGCGCTGGATACATCGAACTTGACGCCCGGCATCGTCGCCTGTAGGTGAGCGGTGACGGTCTCGATGTCGGTCTCCGCTTCGTCAGAGAAGCGCAGGCCGATCTTGCGGGAATGAACAAACTGCCGACTCGCTAGTTGTTCAATCACCAGCCAATCGGTCTCTTGAAGAGAAACGGAAGTTGAATTATTCATGGGCGGAATTGTAGTATGTTTTCTCGCGTTGTCAAGGGTACAACGAAAGTTCCCAGTGGGGGCCTGCGGCCAGGAGCAGACTCCGGCAGCGTTATCGTTTCGGATGGTTTTCTAAAGCATTCGGCTACGCACTCACCGGACGCGCGTTCCGCGCAGAGACGCGCAAAGCCCGCGCAGAGACGCGCGTTCCGCGCAGAAACAGACCGTTTCGGCTACGCACTCAACAGAAGCGCGCAAAGCCCGCGCAGAGACGCGCAAAGCCCGCGCAGAGGCCGACTTGGTTTGCGCCAGCCCGCGCAACTTTCCCAGGGTAGGACGCTTTGCTACGCACGCAGAAAC